ATCAAGGTACATTAATGGTTGCTAAGTATGCTCTTGGTCATGGAATCCTAAGACCAGAATGTGCAGCTACTATTAAGTTATCTGCTTCTTAATTTCAATTTATAGGGTATCTTATTAATAGATACCCTTTTTTTTATCATTATGTATTCATCAAAGAAAAAGAAGAAAAAGAAGAAAGGTGGGAGGGATTCACTTAAAATAAAAAAGTACTAAACAATGACTGTAGCTGCAACCACAGAGCTTGAAGCAATCAACATAATGTTAGCTGCTATAGCGGAAGCTCCAATAAATAGTTTGACAGGCACACTTCCAGTAGATGCTGTAACTGCCAGATCAACTCTTGCTGAATTTAATAAAGAAGTACAATCTGAAGGTTGGTCTTTTAATACTGAGATAGATGTAACTCTTACTAGAGATGGTTCTAATCAAATAAGTTTGCCAGCTAACGTCTTAAGAGTAGATGCAAATATACATCAACACCCAACAATAGATCCTATACAACGTGGATTGAAATTATATGACAGACAAAATAACAAGTATGAATTTGAAGAGGACTTAATTTGTACTGTTGTTTATTTTAGAACTTTTGATGAGATAACAGAACAAGCAAGAAGATATATCAACATCAAAGCTGCAAGAGTATTTGTAGATAGGTTGGTAGGAGATCAAGGACTTAGAACATATACACAAGAAGATGAAACAAGAGCAAGAACTATATTGACAGAAACAGATTATGCTAATGCAGATCACAACTTACTAAGAGGTGATCCTTCTCTTACCAGTATCTTTGATACTTACAATCCTTCTAGTGCCTTAATTAGATAACTATGCCTGTTATATCAAGAGCTATACCTACGTTATTAAGAGGTATATCGCAGTCTTCTGATTCATTGAAGCAGCCAGATCATGCTGATATACAAGACAATGCTGATAGCAACCCTGTTCTTGGTCTTACAAAACGAAGTGGCTTTCAATATGTAACAGCTTTATCTTCCTCTACTCTTGGCAATGTTCATATACAAACTATTAATAGAGACTTAAGTGAAAGATATGTAGCTGTATTCAGTAATGGAAACGTAAGAGTATTTGAATTAGATGGTACTGAACTAACAGTAAACAAACCTGATGGTACTGCTTACTTGAATACCTCTACACCTAGAAGTGTAATGAAGACAGTTACTATTGCTGACTTCACTTTTGTTGTTAATACCAGTATTGCAGCAGCTATGGACTCTACTCTTAGTTCTGGTACTGGAACAAAAGCAATTATATTTATTAATCAGGCAACAGCAGATACGACTTATTCTATAACGATTGATGGTGTAACAGTCACCGATAATACTTCTGGGGATTCTACTCTCAGCACAGATACAATAGCTGCTGATTTAAAGTCTGGTCTTGATTCTGGTTTGTCTGGTTTTACTATCGCTAGAAATGGACCTGTTTTATATGTAAGAAAAAATGATAACTCAAACTTTTCTATAGATGGAAGTGATACTCAAGGTGATACTAAGATGACAATAATAAAAGATTCAGTACAAAGGTTTACTGATCTGCCTACTGTTTCTCCTAATGGTTATGTTGTAGAAGTAAAAGGAGATGACGATACAAACTTTGATAACTACTACGTTAAGTTTGTCACTAATAATGGTGGTGCTTTTGAAGAAGGACAATGGGAAGAAACAGTACAAGCTGGCATACCTTTTAAATTTGACTATGCAACTATGCCCCATGTTCTAATAAGACAAGCAGATGGTAACTTTAGATTTGCAAAAGTAGATGGTGATACATATACAGCAGGTGGTGTATCATTTACTCTTCCTATATGGGGAGAAAGAACTGTAGGTGATGTTATATCTGCACCTGATCCTTCTTTTATTGGTAGTAAAATTAATAATGTATTTTTCTTTAGAAACAGACTAGGTTTTCTTGCTGGTGATAACGTAGTTCTTTCAAGAGTATCAGAGTTTTTTAACTTCTTTCCTGAGACAGTCGTATCTGTATTAGACAATGAACCTATTGATGTAGCTGCTTCTCATACAAAAGTAGCGATACTAAAAAGTGCAGTCACTATGGGAGAAAAGCTGATCTTATTCTCAGAACAAACACAGTTTGTATTGACCAGTTCAGCAGATAACCTTACTCCTAAGACAGCTAACGTGATAGTTGTAACTGAATTTGAAAGTAGTGCAGCAGCACAACCTGTAGGTTCTGGATCATCTATTTATTTCTTAACTCAAAAAGGTTCCTTTGCAGGTATAAGAGAATATATTTTACAGGGAGAGTCACAGATAAGAGATGCAGCAAACGTCACTATTCATGTACCAAGACTTATACCAAGTAATGTATTTAAAATGGCTGTATCTACCAACCAAGATATTCTTGTAGTCTTAGGTTCAGACAATGCCAACAAATTATATGTATATAGATGGTTGTATGGAGAAGGTGGACAGAAAGCTTTAAGTGCTTGGTTTACCTACAGCATCAATACAAACAGATCTATCTTAAATGTTGATTTTATTGGTACAGATTTGTTTGCTGTTATAGAAGAAGCTAATAAAGTAACCCTAGAAAAGATACCATTTGAAACTGAATTTAGAGAACCTAATGCTAATTTTCAATATCATCTTGACCATAAAGTAACAGAAGCAACTACAGGAGTATCAGTATCTTATAGCTCTGGTACTGGTCTATCTACCTTTACAGTTCCTTATAGATTAAGAGCAAGCATGAATGTAGTTGGTAGGTATTTAGGTAATGGAGAGACAAGTACATTTGTAGATGCTCAAGGTAATACAAAAACTCTTGTATCAGGACAAGTCTTGAGTACATCTAATACAACAAACGGATCTACCTCCACCATTACAGCGATAGGAGATTATAGAAATAGTAAATTTATTATTGGTGAACCTTATGAAATGCACTACAGATTTAGTAAGCAAAGACTAACAGAACAAGGTGCTGGTTCTCCTGAGTATGTAGGTGCAAGACTACAACTACATCATTTCTATATAAAATACGAAGATGCTGGATTCTTTAAAGTAGAAGTGACACCTGAGAATAGAGACACAAGTACCCATAAATTTACTGGTCGTCTGCTAGGTGCTGCGTCTGCTGCTATCGGTCAGATAAACCTTGATACTGGTACATTTAAAGTACCTATAATGAGTAAATCTGATAGGGTAGATATAGATATAAAAAACGATACCTTTCTTCCTACACGATTAGCGAGTGCAGAGTATGAAGGTACGTTTCATATAAGGAGTAGAAGAATTTAGTGGGGTATTTAAGAAAAGCTAAACTAAAAGACTTTAAATTTGTAATGAATAACATGAGAGACATGGATAAATTAGAAGCAAAATATCAAACAGGTATGAATCCAGAAGATGCTCTTAGTCTTACCTTTTTAAGTAGTCATACCAATATGACTATTGCAGATGATGATGACCAACCTATAGGTTTATGTGGTGTTTTTAAAGATGGTTGTATATGGATGGTTGCTACTGATGAATTGTTTGATAATAAAAAATATAGAATACAATTAATAAGACAAGGCAGAGATTGGGTTGATAGTTTACTGAGAACTTATAATATACTTTATAATTATGTATATGCAGAAAACACTTCTGCTATAAAATGGTTAAAGACTCTTGGTTTTACTTTTGTAAATTTACATAAGAGTTATGGTCAACAAAAAAAACCTTTTTACGAATTTCTGAGGATTGCCTAGATGTGTGTTGGTGCTGCATTATTAGGAGCAGGTAAGGCTGCAACAGCATTTAATATAGGCTTGGGTCTTACTGCGGTCAATGCTTTTGCTGGTAGGGCTGCTGCACAACAAAAGGCAGATCAAACATATAACCAAGCATTGTTAGCTAACCAATCAGCAGAAGCGGATAAAAGACAACAACAATTAGCTCTTTCAGAAAGAAAAGCAGAAGAAGAAAAATTTGCAGCACAAGATAAGTTTGCTAAAACTATTGATGCTTTACAAGCTAGTCGATCTATAATAGCTTCAGAACAAGCTGGTACAACTGTAGGATTATTATTAATGGATCAAGATAGACAAGCTGCTAACTATAGAGAAAAAATAAATCAAAGTATTGAATCAATGCAACGACAGTATTTATTTAATATTCAACAAACAGAATCACAATTTGATAACAGAAGAAATCAATTACAAAGCAATATAAATGAAGCTTATAATGCTATACCAAGTCTAGGTCAAACCTTATTAAATATCGGTACTCAAGGTGCTGGTATGTACTTTAACGCACTAGTTTAGTTATGGTTTTACAAGTCGGTACAACACAATTTCAAAGTACAGCAGGGCAAAGTTCTAGACAACCTGTAAATACTTTTGTTGAACCTGTAAATGTTTTACCTGAGACTGGTTTGATGGGTTTGGCTCAAACCTTATCAAGCATCAATCCTACATTACAAAAAATTGTTGGTTTGCAAATAGATAAAGCAAAACAAGAAGGTGTGCTAGAAGGACAGAATCAAATCTTAGGTTCTACTCCTACAGAAATTAATAAGATAAAAAAAGAATTAGAAAAAAAAGAAGGTAAAAGATTTGCTAGAAATTTTATTGGTGGAAATATTTATACGCAGTATGGAATAGAAAAACAAATAGCTTTGAATTTAGGTAACTCATCAAAAGCAAAAACTAAAAAGTTTTTTGATGAGTATGTTGTTCAATTTGAAACTAAAGATGGTGTAATTCCTATGCCACTAAGTCAATTTGATGTTGGATCTGAACAATTTGAAACAGCTTTATCAGATTTTAATGCGACTCAATTAACAGATACAAAAGGTATTAGACCAGAAATATTAAATGAACATTTTTTTCCAAGTCAGAATTTAGCTTTACAAGAAGTTTTTAAAGATCATCAAGAGACTAGATCAGAAGCAAAAATTGGTATATTTGAAAATAGTTTTAGTGATTCTATACTTATAAATTTCCGAAGTATTAATGAAGATAATGACGATATAAATGATAAATTTGTCAAGTTAGATAATGTACAAAATAATATTAATAATATGGTTACTTATGGTTTAACAGATAGCGTATCACCTAAAAAAATTGTTGATTATACACAAAATAACATCAATACAATTATTAGTGACTATGAAGATGGTGAATTAGATTGGATTGAAGCTGAAGCTGAAATATATGATCTTATTGATTTTGTAAAAGAATTAAAAGTAGGACCACAACAAACTAGATTAGGTGATTTTACAGATAAAGATGGCAGTTTTAATGTAATGCTGAAAGAAACCTTTAAAGTTATAAATGATAAAAAAGAAGAAGAAGCTAAATTTGCAGATCTATCAGAGCAATCAGATATAGGTACTAGGCTTTCACAATTAGATTACAACACTAAAAGTTTTGCCACTATTAGAAATAATGCAAACATAATAAGTGGTTTAACAAAAGATTATCCAGATCAGATTGACTTTATAAAAGAAAAATATGCAGATTTAAATTACAACGTAGATGCTTGGTGGTTAAACTTTCACAAAAGATACAATAATGGTGAATTTAAAGATAAACAACAAGCAAAGACAACTTTATATGGGTTTATGGAAACTTTAGGTCCAGCAGCAACAAAAGAAGATGTAGATAATTTTAATAGATTATTTAATTATGTTGATAAAAATACTAATAAAGGTTTATTTGAATCAAGACCAGAATTAAAAAGACTTGTAAAACAAGGAGATAGAGTTTTAAGTCAGAGAGGATTATTTACTTTAGAAGTTAAAGGTCAATACGTTCAACAAAAATTCGATTTAGATGAACACTTTAGATTAGAGTTAGACAAATGGAGCATAGGACAATATGCCAATGAAGAAGCAAAAGAAACTAAATACCAAGAAATAATTTCTAATTATAAGGAAGATTTAAGGAAAATTAAATCAGGCAAGCCAGCAAGTGAAGGTGGATATGACTATTACAATTCTGATAACTTTATATTTGATCCGACCAGTTATGAAGGAGAAAAAGAAGCTGGTGAAATTCTTGAAGGTCTTGGGATTGAAGGTGGTGCATTTTCAGAAGGTGGTTTTACAACAGTTGACGTAAGTTCTGGTGATACTTTATCTGGTATTGCAAATGATCTTGACACTTCTGTTGAAGCTATTAAAAAAGCAAATGGAATGACAACTAATGAAATTCAAATAAATGATGTTTTAATAATTCCAGAAGGTATTACTGACCCTAATAAGGTAGATGCTCCTAAGTTTGATGTAAATAAATTAATTACAAAAAAAGATCACCCATTTAATCCTGTTAGAGAAAAACATAATTTCCAAGTTATTTATAATATTGCTAAAGAAATAGGTATTAAATATCCCGAACTTGTAGCTGCACAAGCTATGGAAGAAACAGGTTTTGGTAAAACTCAATCAGCAAAAAATAATTTCTTAGGACTTAAAGCTACATCTTCAGAAGTCGCAAGAGGTGAATCTGAAAGAAAAATGACTACCGAAGATAGAGGTCAAGGTAGGCAACCAGAAGAAGCAAACTTTAAAACATTTGATAATATCAGAGCAATGATGATGCAATACAAAAAACAATGGAACGATAATTTTGGACAGTATAAAGGTTTAGTAAATGCAAACAGTATTCAAGAAGCAATAAAAATGCTACAAGCTGAAGATTATGCAACTAATCTAGATTATGATAAAAATGTATTAAGCATTATTGATCGTGCTATCAAAGAAGGTTGGTTTTAAATTATGACAGATTCAAATTTACAATTTTCAAATACAGATAAAAAAGATAATAACTTAGAATTTAACGAAACAAATAATGATGCTAACTTAGAATTTGGTGGTCAAACAAAAACTAATAATTTAAATTTTAGTTCTGAAAACAAACAAACAAATATACCAACAACTAACCAAAACGAAACAAGTTTTAAATCAAATTTTGGTAGTAGTTTATTTAATGAGAATTTAAGTCTTATAGATTTTAATACTGAGTTTGATTTTAGTGATACTGTTAATAGTTTGTTTTTAAACGAAAATGATGTCTTTAATTTTAAAGACGAAGATTTTAGTTATACCAGAAAAATATTTGAAGATATGACAGTTAAAGACGAAGGAGAAAAAGCTGCTTCTGTCTCACCTGCAATATTAAATTATCTAACTATGTTTGATTTTCTTCAAGGAAATCAATTCTCTGATATGGGTTTTAGTAATAAACCTATTGAAAGACCTAATGATTTGAGAAACATTAATAAGTTGATGAAGAAAGAATTAGGTTATTCATATAATCAATTTAATAATAATCAAATACCTAGAGATGTTTTAGAGTCTGATAAATTTCAAAAAGGATTATTAAACATAAGAAAATTTTATGAAACTAAAAATTTTAATATTACGGATGTAAAAGCTAGTGATGCAGGTGAATTAGAAAAATTAGCTAAAGGTATGGGTATTGAAATTAGTGGTGGTATTGCTGCTGATGTTGCTTTAGCACCACTATTAGGTTTTGGTCCTTATGGAATAGGATCTTATCTTATTGGTCAATTTAGTATTGGTTATGGTTTAAATATTAATGCACAGAAAACAAGAATAGGTAGAGAAAATTTAGCAGGTGATAATAGCAAAATAAGTCAAGCAGAAGCTATAGCAGCAGGTCTTATTCAAATGATTCCTTTTGGTGTAACTGCAAAAGGTTGGAAGGGTATAAGAAGAAGTGCTGCGTTTGGAGGTAGTTTAAGTGTTAGTGAAACTTTTTTAAGAGATATACTTGGAGATGAAGTAGCACCAGAAGAATATTGGTTAGCTTTAGGTCTTGGTACTACTTTTGGAGGTAGTTTTAAAGGTGCAGTAGAAGGTCTAGATAATATATTTATTAAATACAAAGGAAAAACAATTAAAGAAATTGATAGTAGTTTGACTACTAAAGAAAAGAAAACTATCAATGATTCTGTAGAAATTATTGACGAAGCTAACGAAGCTATAAATACAAAATTAGATAGTGAAGGAGTAAGTAAAACTGATCTTGAAAATGAAATTAAAACTCAGACAACAGGTGAACAAGTAAAACCAAAAACAGAAGGAGATGAAATAAGAACCTATGTAATGCCTTCTGCTTACAAAAATACAAAACCTAATTATGGTAGTGCCAAAATTATTTTTGAGTCTGATTTTGATAAGATGGCATATTCTTTAAGACTTGGTAAAAAAGCACCTAATACACAATTTAAAATAGATAAGGAGAAAAAAATATTACAGACATTTATAACTCAAGGTTTTACAGAAGCAGAAATCAGAAAACATGGTGCAGAACTACATAAAAAAGTAAAAGCTTTTGTTACTGACAAGACAGGTAGTGCTACCGCATCACCTTCTAATACAAAAGGGTTAGTTATAGAGATTGCAGCAGACATAACATACAAAGATCAAGTAAATACTGTTTTAAATAAAACTGCAAATAAAAAATTAGATTTAGGAGATGTCAATAAAAATCCACAAAAAGCTAGTTTTATTGAAAAGAATCCAAATTTAAAAGAAGGACAACAAGAATTTTTAGCAGCAAATATAAGAAAGAAAAAAGATGAAAATACTTTACCTCCAATAACACAAAGAAAATCTCAACAAGAAACAAAAGCAAAAGCATTAGATTTGCTTGCAGGTAATAAAACACCTAAAGATGACAATGTTGTTAGTATTGCTAACTCTAAATTATTAAAAGAAAGACATCAACTTAAATCAAAACTATATGATGAGTTTCCAGATGATGAACAGATTTATGCAGAAGCACAAGAAATAATTTTACAAACAGAAAATGTTGCAAAAATAAATGACAAACTAATGGAGACTTATAAAACTAAGAATCCAAAACTAATAGAAGCAGAAATCAACAATCTTATAGAAGCATTAGATGAAGTAGATGATTGGTTAACAATGGGTCTTAGTACAAGAACTAGAGTTGCTAGAGCCTTCAAGACTATGGGTATGAAACCAGATGTAGGTTTAGAAGGTAAAAAGCCAGCAGAAATAATGGATCTTACACCAGCAGCAAAGAAAAAATTACAAGAAGAATCTATAGATGTATCACCAGTTTTAAATGAGTTAATACAACAAAATGTAGATTTAAAAAATGACATGATAGATGCTGTTAGACGAGCTAATGAGACAGGAGATTACTCTGAATTAATAAAACAATCACAATTAATAAAAGATATATCAGGTGATGCAAGAAATTTAGTTGCAGTTAAAAGTGGCAACGTAATTAATGTATGGAAAGGTCTAGAAGGTTTTGGTCGAGTAATGAATGAAATTGGTATTAATGCTGTTTTATCAGGACCAAGCACACAAAAAGTAAATTTATTTTCTGGTGTCGCTATGACCTTTATGCGTTCATTAAATAATTTTGCAGGTGCTAATAATGTTACAGAATTAAAAGCTGCTAGAGAACATTTATTTGCTTTATTTTATAACCTTGATTTTGCAGCACAAACATGGAAAAGATCATGGGATATGGAAGATAACTTTGTCAACGTAGGCAATATGAAAGGTCAAGTTAGTCAAAGATTTATGATTTCTTCTGATAATCAAGGTAATTTTGGTAAGCTTGCAGACAAAGCAATAGAACCAATCGCAAGAAAAACTGGTCTTATTCCAAAAGATGCACCATATTTTCCATTTAACGCTATAGATTTTACTGGTAAAACATTAAGATTACCTAGTAGATTAATGACAGCCAATGACGCTTTAATACAAACTCCTAATATTATTGGTGCTACAGCTTTTTATTCTTTTAATGAAGGAATGAAAAAAGGTCTTAGTGGGTCAGAGTTAAGTAGATATGTAAAAAGCAATATTGATGGAGTCATACATTATCTTCTTAAAGGTCAGCAAGGTAATATAGGAAGACTTGTAGATCCAGAATTGGGTATGGGTCCACAACAATTTATTCCAGATTTAGTGACAGAAAGAATACTTCTTAAAGCTAAAGAATTTGGAAAACAAATTACATTTACACAAGATATTAGAACAGAAGATGCTTTTGGTAAGGGTGCAGACTTTATCAATAATATGGCTATAAAAAATCCTCTTGTAAGATTTTGGTTAAAGTTTACAAGAAGTCCTACAAATATGTTTAAAGAAAGTGCTAGATATTTACCTTATATAAATACTCCTATGGTAGTGAGGTTTCCTGACCAACTACCATTGGTAGGAGGTAGAAGACAAAACCTTAACTTTGTAAATGAATTTTTATTGCCAGAAATAAGGGCTGACTTAGCAAGTCCTGATCCTTTAGTGCGTCAAAATACAGTTGGTCAAATAAGAATGGGTTATGCTTATGCAAGTCTTTTAATGTTAGCTGCACACAAAAACAATGAAGATCCTCATGTAGGTGGTGAACCACCACATATGTTCTTAACAGGTGGTGGTCCTAATTATTACAATAAAAATGGTGCTGTTGAATGGATTTCTAAATATAAAAATGGCTGGCGACCTTATAGTGTAGCTACTTTAAAATATGACGAAGATGGAGATATAGTTTATAGAAATGGTAAACCTGTCTATGTATATAAGAGTTTAGAAGGCATACCTGACCCTATGGCTTCTCTTGTAAGAATATTTTTAGATTTTGCAGAAATGGCTCCAATGTCAACAAAAGATAAAGATATTGGTGAATTTATAAAAGTTTGGGTTGCTTTTGCAGGTAGAAATTTATTTAACAAAACTTATACAGCACCTTTAAATGAACTTTTAAATATTATTGCAGCAGTACCAGATATAGGAGAAAATGCAGATCCAGAAGAAGGTGTAAGTTATACAAAGAAAAAATGGTTTGATTATGTTGGCAGACAAGTTGGCAATAGTGTATTACCTTATTCTTCTTTGTTAAAAAGAATAGGAAGAACACCAACAGATATTTTAAGAATTATGGGTGTGACAGATGAAATAGCAAAAATAAAAGCTATTGAAGAAGGTGATTATTCTGATTTAAAATGGTTTTTAAAACCAGATACTAAAACTAGAGCAGGTGATACTGCAAATGAAAATGTAAAATATGGTGATGAAGAATTTAATAAAGTAAATTCTTTTATACAAGTAGCAGACAACATTCTTAATAAGATAAGAGAATCAGTTGGATATAATCTTGGTGGTACATCTGTTCCACAGGTAGAACATATTACAAATGAATTTGTTACTTATCCTCAGAAAGCAGGTTTAAATTTATTTTCAACAACTCCTATTAGCGAAAGTAAAAATTTTAGATTATATGAAGCTACAGGATTAATTGGAAGAATGATGTCTCCACCACCTGAGGTTATTAGAGGATCTAATTTCACAGGAGTAGGATCAAAAGGTTTTGTACCTAAAAAATTAGATAAGAAAGAATATAATAAATTACAAATTTATGTAAATACTGTCAAAATTAATGTTGGTGGTCCTAATAAAATGGATATAAAACAAGCTATGAATAGATTTTTTGATAGCGATATTTACCAAAATGCTAAGACAACAATCGAAGATGATGGTAGAGATTCAGATGTAGGTAAACTAGCAGCAGAACTTATTTTTAATGAAATGAATAAAATCAATACTCAATATATTAAAGCAGGTATTAACCTTTATAGAGAAAAAGAGATGACTCAAGAAGAATATCAAGGTAGGATAAATGCAAAACAAAATATTAAAAAGAAGTTCCTTGATAAAATGAATGTAAATTATCAAAACTACAATTTAAATAATTAATCATGGCTACTAACACCACAGCTACAGCAACGACACATACTGGTAATGGTAGTACCACTAACTTCGCAATATCTTTTACGTTCTTAGCCAATACAGAAATAGATGTAACAGTAGCAGGTGTCTTAAAAACATTAGATACTCATTATACAATTAGCGGTTCAACGATTACCTTCACTTCTGGTAACATCCCTGCCAATGGTGCTGCTATAAAATTTCAAAGAGATACAAATATATCTGCAAAGAAAGTAGATTTTCAAGATGGTAGTGTTTTAACAGAAACAGATCTAGATACAAATAGTGACCAAGTATTATTTGCTCAACAAGAAATTACAGATAAATTATCAGGTATAGAAGAAGGAGCTACAGGAGATCAGACAAATGCAGAAATCAGAACAGCAGTAGAAGCTGCAACTGATAGTAATGTCTTTACAGACGCAGATCATTCTAAGTTAAATGCAATAGAAGCTTCTGCTACAGCAGACCAGACCGCAGCAGAGATTAGAACACTTGTAGAGAGTGCTAGTGATAGCAACGTGTTTACTGATGCTGACCATACTAAGTTGAATGGTATTGAAGCAAGTGCAACTGCTGACCAAACTAATGCTGAGATAAGAGCAGCAGTAGAAGCAGCTACAGATTCTAATGTCTTTACTGATGCTGACCACACAAAACTAAATGCTATAGAAGCAGGTGCTACCGCAGATCAGACAGTATCAGAAATCAAAAGTCTTATAGCTGGCAGTCCTCTTGATGCTACTCACCTTGCAGCAAACTCAGTTGATAGTAGTGAGCTAGTTGACGGAAGCGTGGACACCTCTCACCTATCTGCTGATTGCGTGGACGCTACAAAAATAGCTGACAATGCTATCGGATCAGAACACTTACAGGCAAACTCTGTGGGAACTTCTGAGATTGCAGATGCAGAACTAACAACACTAGCTGGTATGCAGTCTGGTACAGCTTCTAAGTTAGCTGACAGTACAGCTTTGACTGCTGATATTGCCGATCTAAACCAGATAGATGGTATGGCAAAACAGACCACTATTACTGATGATGATACAAAGTTTCCTACTTCTGGTGCTGTTGTAGATTTTGTAGCTGCACAGATAGCACCTATTGGTGGATTGGAAGTTATAGCAAATGAAGATAGCTTCCCTACTTCACAACCTTCATCTGGTGTTGTTATCAGTATTTCAGACATAGAAGGTCTTGTAGTCAATGGAAGTGGTGTTGCTACAAATGCAAGAACAACAGGAAACGGATCAGATAACGTAACTATTAATGGTTTCCCTTCTAGCTTACAAAGTAAGACAATGGCTGCTGGTCTTGGTCTTATGGTCAGTTCTACAGGCTCTAGTCAAACTTATACTTACCATAAGCTATTAGCAAAAGAAGCTGATGTAGAGCAACTAAGTAATGATATAAATGACTTTGCAGCTAGGTATAGAGTAGGTTCTTCTAACCCTACAAGTGATCTTGATGCTGGTGAT